TTAAATACCTAAGAAGAAGTGATTATTTAGAAAAATTATTTAATTTAGAGAATAACCTTTTAGATAAAGAACTTTCTTTAACCGAACAAAAGTTAGATTTTTTACTTAATCTAAAAAAATCCTAATTTTCCGTATATTTATAAAGAAAAAAAACATGGCAGTATTATCATCAGGAACTTATACTTATAAGTTAATCAATTTTACGGGTGTGACCAATTGTGAAGCTTGTGTTTCCACGATACAACCACATCCAATATATAGTAGTATGTCAAATTCTGCAGATACTATTGTTCAACTAACTGCAATAACCCTTGGCGGATTTAATGGATTAAATAATTAAAAAAATGAGTAGAATAAAACCAATTGGTAGTGAAAAACTACAAGGAATTGAAAAATTACAAAGAATAATGGAGATTGCTAGATATAAAGAGTCAATCCCAAATCCTATCAACGAAACATCTTCTGTTGACTATAAAATAACTTTAGCAGATGGTAACAGATATACAATTGTAAAAGAAAGATTAGGTTATATTATTAAAAAAGAAATTAATGAGTCAACATCAGAATACATTGACCCTATTAAAAATAGAAAACATTTCTCGTCTTATTCTGCGGCTATGAGAAAATTAAATTTAATGGCAGGAGAAATTAATAGAGTTAATGGAATTGATGAAGGAATATCTTTATTTACTGAAGATAAGAAATACATGTTGAAGACACCACAACCTAAAGTTGAGGCTCCAACTGAGACTCCTTCAGATTTACCTCCACCGGCACCTGCTCCATCACCCGCACCTGAAGACGAAATGACAATTCCATCATCTGATGAGGAATTACCAATGTCTCCTGAAGGTGAAGAAACGTCTATGGATGATATGGGCGATGATGATATGGGTGGAATGGATGATATGGGAGAAGAACCATCAGAAGGTGGTGAAGGAGAACCTGTAACATTTAAATCAATTCAAAAGCTAACTGGTAAGTTAGCTCAAAAAATTAGAGATTATTCTGGTGAAGACGAGTTATCAAGTAAAGATGTGAAATATGTTATTAATTCAATATTATCTTCTTTAGATTTAAATTCATTAGACGAAGACGATAAAGAAGAAATCTTAACAAGATTTGAAGGTGATGAAGAATCTGACTATGGAATGGAAGATATGGGTTCAGAAGATGAAGAAAGTGATGAATTTGATTCCGAAGAAGAGGTATCAACTGAAGAAGAACCAAACCCTGAAGAAATGGGAGAATCTTATTTGGATGGTATGTTTTCTAAAGTATTTGGAGAATCACAAGTAGATAAGATTTTGAAAAAATATGTTGTTATTAATGAAAATGAAAAAAAGTTTATTAAAGAACAAAAAGTTAACAAAAAACAAATTTCAGAATCAAGAAAGATTAGATATTCAAAAGAAATTGATAGATTAGCTCTTACTAAAAAACAAAAAGAAATATCAAACAGAATTGTTGAAAATTTTCCATTTATAACTTTTGTTGGTAAAACTAACAAAGGTAATTTAATATTTGAAAATAATAACAAACAACTTAAGGTATCTCCACAAGGTAATATCCTATGAGTTATTTAGTTTTTATTAACGGATTAGGTGCAAATTATAGAGGAAACAAAACTTATGAGTTTATTTTCTCAGAAACAACTGATGTATTTGGTGATGATTGGGACACAAGTCCGGCTAACGGAAACCCAACACCACCTGATACTGAAGAGATTAAAAAAGTAGGAGTATTGAATAGAGACGGAATAGATATGGAGCTCATTCAAAACTCCGATTTTTTTTGTATGAAAGATGCTGTTGATAATGTTGTTGCATTAGGTTGGGAAAAAGATAGTGATATAGATAATAGATTAGTGTTTCACTTTGGAATGAGTGAACAACAAGTTAAAGATAAACTATACGAAAAGGATATAATCCTTGAGTATTACAAAGAATTTGAAGAACATGGTAACAGAAAAACAAATCCAAGAAATTCTTAAGATGGGTGTTAGTAAAAACACTTTATCAAAGATGACATTAAAAGAAATTAAAAACTTACACGAGAGTATGATAAATGCTCAAGGTTTTGTTGGGATGGATAAACCAATTGGAAGAATGACTTCAGTTAAAAAATCTGAATCTAAAGAACAAGCAATTCCAGTACCACAACCAAATCAAAAAACTTATGCAATTGGTGATAAAGGTGCCACACTTAATGGGGTTACTATTACTCAAGACCCAACAACTAAAAAAATTATGGCAACAACCAAAGAAGGAGAAATGTCCGAAGGTAAAAAAAGAACTAAGAAAAAAGTTGAAAAAAATCCTTGGGCTATTTGTACTTCTTCATTAGATTTGGAAGGTAAAAAGAAAGATGACTATACTAAAACTGAAAAGAAAAAATTTGAGAGATGTGTTCTTGATGTCAAAAAGTCACTTAAAGAAGGTAAAAATCCTTATAACGTAATTTTGGAACAAAAAATGAGAGAGATTGTTGAAGCTAATTTAAGACCAGCAATAACTAAAAAAGATTTAATGAATTTAATGAGAAAAAAAGTAACTAAAGAAAATTCAGAAATGACAGAATCCTCAAAAACTAAAGAAAAAACTACGGAAAAGGAAAAAACTACAACAAATCCTAGAAAAAGTCCTTTCAAACCGGCTCCAGAATCAGCCCCAAAACCAAAAGGTTCAGGAACTGAAGAGAAGAAAAGAACTAAAGAAAAGGAAAGAACAACAACAACTCCTAGAAAAAATCCTTTTCAACCGGCTCCTAACTCCGACCCAAAACCAAAAGGTGAATTACCATCATATTTAAGTTTTGGTAAAATGAATATTAAATTAAAAGGTGAGTAAGATGAAAAAAGAACAATTAGTAAAAAGATTGGTTAATCGTATTAATGAGGCCCCTATCGGATACGAAGGACCTGAAAGAATGGCTCCTGATATCCAATCTAAATTTGAAAAAGGTGAAACACCTCATTCGGGTAGTAAGGCATTTCCTGAAATCACTCCTGAAGGACCAGATAAACCATCTAACTTTGAGCAACTTATTGCGTCACAAAGATTTAAAGATGTTATCGGTAGATTAAAAAGATATACAGGTCTTCAAGATGTTACATCACAGAACTCAATGATGACACTTCAAATGATGGTGATGAATGCTATGCAAGAAATCGCTCAGATTGAATCGGAAAACAAAGAATACTTAGAAGAACTAGCAATTGAGTTGGTTCAAAAAGAATTTGGTATTCCTGAAGGAGCTTTACAATATGATGTAAAGTTAGTTCAACCAAATGATATTGACTCAAGTAAGTTATCTGCTAAAGGTGAAGAACCAAGTGATGAAGAAATTGAAGATATGTTTGGTTCTGAAGAAGAACAAGAACAACTTGAAGATTTCATGGATTCATTTGAAAAATTTGATTTGGAAAAGGCGAAAAGAAGATTTATCAACTCACTTATCCAAGGAGCTGCTAAACAATCTTCTTATATGTTTGAATTATTAAACAGAGAGTTAAACGCCATCAACCCAAGATTGTTGAATATGTATGGTGTCTTTATGTCATTTGCAGATTCACTTTACTGGTTAATGCCTGACTCAATGGTTCAAGGTATGGCAGGTGGTGGAGAATCTACTTATGGTATGTCAGAATTGGATGCTAAGACTGACCCACCAACAGTAAAAGCTCGTGGTGTTAATTTACCAATCCTTATTCATGAACTTGCTAAAGGTGTTATGGAAATTGCTGGAACATACGGATTACCAAAGGATAAGACAAGACAAGAGGCTGTGATTAACTCACAAGATACTGTTGTCGGTGAAATTTGGGACATGAGATTAGGTCCTGTTATTTGGCAAAAGTTCCGTGAGTCTTATCCTGATGAATTATTTGATGATGATAAGAGAAACTTACAACAATATTTCCTTGTAAAGTTTGCTGAACTTACACCAAACGAATTCTTCAAAATGGCTCGTGAAATTTTATCAGGTTCACCAAAAGGAAAGAAAATGGTAAAAGACATGGTTGATGAAATCATAGAAGAATTAAAAGGATATGAGTATGAAGATACTATGAAGAAATATGAGGATGATGACGATGATGATGATGATGATGAGGATTTTGACGATTTCTTAAAAGGATTAGGTATCAACTAAAAACTTTAAAACCCTTCAGAGATGAAGGGTTTTCTATTTTATGATAAATTTTATATTTATAGTATATGAGTTTATCTAAAGAAGCTGTTTTAATGGAGTATGCCAAGTGTATGAAATCAACACCATACGCCCTTAAAACTTATTTACAGACATACGACAACACTGTTTCAAAGTATGTCCCGTTAGAGTTATTCCCTGACCAAATTAGTTTGGTTGAGGATTACGAAAATTACAATGAAAACATTGCATTAAAGTATAGACAAGCTGGTGTATCTACGGTAA